AAGTATTTCATCCTCCGCAGAATTATTTTCCCAAACAGAAACATAATCCTCTGCACAACCAGGCGAATGTTCAACATAAATTGTTAGGCTACCTGTTTTAATATATGTAGAATATTCACTTCGTTTATCTATCTCTATTGTCATTTTGTTCCTCTCTATAAAAATTACCTGTATCTAAGTCAACAACATTAGGACTGTTGTAGATAGAAGCTTCTTGTTTACCTTGCCAGAATACTTTGTTGTATTCATCTATGTAGTCGCTAAGAAAGTTCCAACCAACCTCCATGTCAGTATGATTTACTTTAAATACTTTGCTAGCGTACGGCATCTTTTTTTCTTGTGCAACAAACGCAAAGTCATGCACAACAAAGCCTGCCTTTTCAAAACCACGCTTATACCATGATGCTTGTAAATCATACGAGTATCTTCTTACCGAATTGGTAAACCCCCTGACAGAGCAATCACTCGTTGTTTTATAATCTACAAGCACTATGGCGTTTTCTGCGTGTGGCTTGTCAAATGGATTCAATACTACATCAGCTCTAGCTTTGCATAGAATATCCTGTTCAAACCAATATATAGATACCTCGTACGGTGAATCAAAAGCCTGTGGATACTCTTTATCTGGATTTAGATAAGCTCTCGCTTCCGATACAAGACTGTTTTCCATGCTATATATGGTATCTTGGTCTTTCTCGTTAATAACAATCAAACCTTTGTCCATGCTTTCTTGTTTGAGTGCTTTGTTTGAGTTGGTGTATGGAGAGCCTTTGATAGTTACAACGTCTGTAAAAAAAGCACCCTCTCCCTCTACAATCAATGTATGAGCAGCCGAACCAAAATTCATAGCTGGTGTTGGCTCTATAACTTCTTGTAGTGCGTGCAATTGACTCTGACTAAATCTTCTAATAAATGATGAAGATATGCCAGGGCCATTGTGATAGGTATGGTTATCCATGTTAGGAAAATAAAACGCATCGCCTATCTGCTTGTGTGGTATTTTCTGTAATTCTTCTGGTAAGTTCACGATACCTCCTTAGTTGATTGTTTTAGTTTGTCTACTTCTGCTTGCAATTCTTTGACTGCAACATCTACTTGCCAGACTAGATAATTAATTTTATCTTCTGCAATTCTTTGCTCTAAATCTTCTTTAGATTTTGGGTTTGTGTAACTGATAACATCATCAATGATATTACCAATATCAACATCTTTTGTGTTTGACATATAAATACTCTCCTTAAATATGTAGATTTGTATATTACAATAATTTATGTATAATGTCTACAAATAGTTTCACATGGAGTAAAGATATGGGAAAAACTAATGGTTTATATACAATGATGAGAATGTCATATGAGATGGCTGTCGATGATTATAATAATAAAAAGACACATAGCATCAAAGACGCTTATCAGAAGTATTACAAAGAAAATGTCGGAATGGATTGTACTAATCCTGAAACAGACTTGTTAATGTTTTATGATGAAGATAACAGTCGGGATTGTCCATTATGACCAAAGTTACTGAAATAAAAAAAGTTAAGTGTAGTATCTGTTCTGGATACATAAAGCCATTGAAAGATAAAGATGGTAATATTGTATGGGAACATGGTAATAACGCTGAACCAATAAATGATGGTCGTTGTTGTGATGACTGTAATTGGTCGGTAGTAATACCAGAAAGATTACGAATCAGTAATTTAAGTTAGTTTGTTAGGTTAGTGTATAATCTCTCATTATTGGTAATATTCATAGTTATACGCTGACTTAACAGATTTAAGAAGCAGAGAGGTTATGACCTCCTATGTTTACTATAATCACATAGCCTCTTTGTTTCTTTTCTCGGATATATCGTGCTATCATGCGATATGCCAAAAATTGTTGAAATAAAAGACAAACAAGGTAAGCCAACATTACATGAACTTATTCATAGATTAAATTCTATGTTTGAAAGCATGGTTTATAGGGGCGAAGATAAGCTAAATATAACTTTGGCTACTATAAGTTTTTGCATTGCACAGCTAAGTGATGAACTAGGCGATAAAGATGTAGCACAGATAGTTGACCAGGTTTTAACGCAATATTTAGACAAAAAAGTCAACAAATAGATTTTTGTCGATTATTGTCATTATTGTCTGACAAGCTGAAACCCTGTAGGAATGGGCATTTGACGAATATTTTATTTTTTTCATTTTTGTCACAAGAGAATAACTAAAATAGTTTAAAAATATAAGAAAATACTTGACTAAGTTTACTCATTTCAAGTATCCTCTCAATACACTTTAGGTAAAGTGGGGGTAGCTAGTATTAAAGCTAACGCCTGCTCTAATATGCGAACATGGGACATAGAAAGAATAAATTAGAATATGAACCTATCTTATCTTCAGACGAAGAAGCTCCAATTGAATATTGCAATCTAGACGAAAAACTCAATCGTAGGCAAAGAAACTTCATTTGGATAGCAGTTAACAATCCAAGACTATCACTCGTAGAATCGGCCTATAAAGCTGGATACACAAGTCCACGCCAAATGGCTAATAAACTTATGAACAATCCTATCATTCGCAAAGAATACAATTATTTGATGAATGAGGCTAAGAAGAAGTATGAATTGAACTATGACAGGGCAGTCCAGGATTTATATGACATTCGGGACAAGGCTATGGAAGCTGGCTCATTTAACGCTGCAATATCAGCCCAGAATAGTTTGCTTAAAGTCGGGGGATTAATCGTAGACAGAAAAGAAGTTATGTTCGGGAAGATAGACCAAATGAGTCGGGAAGAAGTAGAAAATAGATTGAAACAATTGATGGGCAATGAAATTGTGGATAGTGCATTAGAATCCCCAGACCTGGAAGAAGACCAGCAAACAGAAAAAGAAAAAAATAGTGAAGTTTTGGACGAGATAACAGAAGAACAAGAAGGCTCTCCCAACGGATTGGAGTAATTATATGCAAATCGGAATTTTTATATAGTCAGAAAAGCCTTGTGGCGATTATAGGCTAAGAATCTGATTTATTCAATAGTTTGTCTATAGACTTAAACAATTGACGCTTAGAAGTGTGCCAAGAGGTTTTGATAAGTTTGTTGTCTTTGTAAACTAAATAACCAACTGAGAAACCTACTTTGTCATGGTCGGCATAACGCAGTAGGTCATATTTCTCAGGGTCATAGGAGACAATTTTAATTCGATATTTAATCACTTCCGTTGCTTGCTACATACAAAATGATAAACATCACTACAATAAATATTTCTGCAATCATGTTCTTGCTCTAAATATATACATCAAAGCCAACAGCTTTTGTCTGCTTAGATATTGCAAGTGTGGTGGTATTTTGACTCCATTCACTACTTTGTTTTTTAGTAGCATTTGTCTTTTTTGTTGTAAATCATTCATCAGACTCCTCCTGTTTGTTTTTTTAGTTCTGCTAAATATAACTCTTTATAATAAGGTATATCTTGGTTAGCTAATAATATTGCTTGGTCAACACTCCAAATATCGTGATAATCTGAAAAAAAAGGCTCTAAATCTTGACCTTTATATATTTCGTAAGAATGTGTTCCTTGTATAAAATCGTATTCATCTCGAAGTTTGTCATGCAACTCATCATTTTCTGGTTTATCAAAATCTGGCTCATGTGTTTCAACAAGTATGTAAAAATCATCTTCTAAATTTATTTTAATTGTCATCAGACACCCCCTTGTTAAATATTTCTATTTTCCATAACCAATCTTGTAAGCCAAGTTTTTCATCTTCTGCATCAGTTATGTCTTTTACTTTTGTAGTTTTAACAATATGTTTTGCTTCATCATAAAATTCAGTTTTTTCATCTTGCCAAAAATAATCTAAAGCTCCATCTCGGTCATAACCTATTTCATATCCAACATAAATTGCCTTACTCATCTGACACCTCCTCAAAATGATTTTCTATGATTGTTATCTGGTCTTGTATATGTTCTATATCTTTTTCTATTTCAAAAATATTAATGTCGTTGTTTTCATCAACTGCAATATCATCTAACAAACAAGCAACAGATATACTTGCTTCTTTTACTGCTTTCAAAACGTTACTCATCTGCCACCTCCTAATTAAATGGTATGAAATTAATAAATGGTTGTTCAACATGGTCATCTGGAAGCCATTGATACTAAAATATCGTTGGTCATTTTTGAGCAGTCCCTCGTCATCAACATAAAGAACATTTTTGTCATCATAGTTAATTGCGTCTAAAGGGCGACACCCTAGAAGAACATATATATCTTCTAGGTTGCCAAGTATGTCAACTTCTTTGACAGTTTTTTCAAATGGGTTTATATGTATTGCTTTCATTATGCTGACTCCTTTTCTAGTGTAGCCAAGACAGACCACAAGGGTTGCAAGTCATTTTCTGTAATGCCTTGTTGAATACATTTATATTCATCATCGTAAGCAACTTTGTGCTTTGCCATATACCATTGTCCATTTTTAAACAGATATACATACTCAATTTCAGACTCTATGTCATTATAAAAAGTATGTGCTGAATGATAAATTATCGGTGGGAACTCATTTGCTCTATCTGATAAAGATTCGGCTAGAGTTTCTTTTATGCCAGAAAAATAACCTTGATTGGCTAATTGTTCTGCTTTCTTTTGGTTGTCATAATGTTGATTTAACATTACTCCGTTATGTTCTGGGTATCCGTCCCAATGACAGTATGCCACTACAACTTGCCCATTCGGTCGCTGATAAGCGATATTACTTCTTGTTGCCATTTTTAACCTCCTACAGTAATAATGGTTTAATAAAATGTAAGGCGTTGTTCATATGACATCTAAGCCGATACTATGTATGGACTACTGTGCCAAACTGGATTTATACTTTAATAGCTATCCAAGTTTTCTGCTAACCTGACAATTACAATCATACTCTTATAAATATAATTGTCAACTATTTGTATCCAATTAATATTATGTTTTTAATTATATGTAAGAAATTTGTAATGATAATCGCATACCCTCTTTCTTTTAGTCGTCCTCAAATAAAAAAGCAGTCGGGTCGGGTCGGGTCGGGTTGTCGGGTTAGTTTTTTGTTGTAGATATACCAATATAACACATAACAACACTATCCTTCAGGTTTTCGTCATCTGGTTCTGACGCTGGTAGTGAAAACAAATATACAAAAGAGTTGACAAGTTGTATCCTATACTTTATATTAGATACTTAATCATTACATAGGAGAAAAATTATGATTAGAAAATATGAAATGGAGGCTATGGCGAATCAAGTTATGGTCGGGTTAGAAGAAAGGATTGAAAAACTAGAGAGTGATGCTCGTAAAACTTCACAATACAAAGCTATTGAGAAGAAGCACAAGCAGTTGTTAGCCTTGCATAGAAAATATCGTGAAATAGACAAAGAGTTAGGAGGCTTAAAATCAGAAATTAATGACGATATTCGTGATTTAAACAACAATCCCAATACTAGCAAGTATTGTCAACTACAAAATTTGTCATGGAATGATTCGCATTTGTTATTTTCCTATAACAAGTATGCAATCAAAAGCGACATAGAAGAAAAGCTAACTGTTGCTTTAATTAAACCAGATGCACAAAAATATATCGAAAAGATAATTGCACAAGTGGTTGACTCTATTCAATTATAATGGCACAAGCCCGATAGAAATGTCGGGCTACTTTTGTCGGAAGTCGGGTGTCGGGTTTTGCTATACGAGTATTAACTAAAACACACAGTTATAAACAAATATTAATATTCGAGGCCGTCCCAGACGAACCGTCATGCTGGAAAGGGATTAAAAAAAACATAAACTTTTTTTCACAAAGGGGTTGACAAGTTGTATCCATTTGTTATTATATAAACTCATTTAACAACATATAGGAGGTTTAAATGAAAACATATAGAGAAATTATCGAAGAGCTTGATGCGATTGCTGAAGATGAAACTAAGTCGCAGGAAGAACGAGATGAAGCAAGAAAGAAGCGTAATGATATTCTTGCAGAATTAACATTAAGAGCCTACGGTTAAAATGTAAAGAACTGCCCGATGAAAGTCGGGCATTTCACAAGTCGGGAAGTCGGGATTGTGATTAAGTTATCAGTTATATGGACACACAAGTATCAGGAATACACAATAAACGAGAGCTTAGTCCCAGCCCAGGTATCTGCTGGATTAATAAAAATAAACTATTGACAAGTTGTATCCAGATGTTAAGATAGTTCTTTTACATACAGGAGGATTAAATGTATAAGATAGTAAGGTTTTATAGAGACAGTAATCACAAAGACCATAACAAAGTTATCAAAACGGGATTAACTGAGAAAGAAGCCCAGGAGCATTGCCAAAGAGAAGATACACACGAGCCTGGCGTTTGGTTTGACGGCTATACAGAGGAATAAATGGAACTGTTAATATTTTGGGGTTTTGTTCTTGTGGTGGTTTTCCTATTGTCGGGTCGGGATTGAAGTAGCTTTCATGCCTTGTTCGATAAACTGCCACAAGCCTATCACAATACAAAGTTTGCTGGACTCCAGGGGCTGGAAAAAAAAGATGAAAAAGGTGTTGCAATTTGTATCCAATAGATTTAAAATAGACACATAATAAATTAAATAGGAGTGATTTATGGCATACAAAGTTTTACCTCACACACAAAACAAAGATTATTCATTTACTTGTGACAGATGTGATTCTCCAATCTACGAAGATGAAGAAATGCAAATCAAAAACTATCCGTATAAAAAATATGGAATGGATTGTTGGAAGAAAGTAGAAACAAGGCATTATTGTTGGAGGTGTAAAGATGAATAAAAAGTTTTATGGTTATGTCGGGTATTGCCATAGGAATTTACCACGAGTGTGGTCGGTATCTTTAGAGCAATGCACACAAGAAGCAGAAAGATTTTGCAAACAGAATCCAAAGCACATGACTAGAAAAGGCATTTGGATTTACGAACTAGACAAAGAAAAGACATTAAAAAAAGTTGTTAATAATTGTTGACATCTTGTATCCAATAACCGATAATAGATGTATCTTTAATAAACATATAGGAGGTTTTATGAAGATTCAATTGAGACTAACCATAGAGGGTCAGTTGATTGGTGGAGGTTGGGAAGACAATTGCCAATCTCTTATAGTAAATGGTGTTGAGATAATCAGAAATGGTCAGCCAAATTTGGAACTCGCACAGATAGAAGAACAACAGGAAGAAGTTCCTACATTAAGGGAGATTAACTAATGCAAAATTTAGATTCTAGAATTGATACAGAAACTAGAGAACTTGTAAGACTACAAAAACTCTATGAAGATGTTGGCGAAAAGTACGACAAGAAGATTGAAAAGATTAAAGAAAAGGAAGACAAGGAGATGATGTTTATCTGGCTTGAAATCTGTAAACAAAAAGAAGTCGTTAATAATCTACATCTAAAAAAAGGAGCTTAATATTAGATGTAGATAATAAGGTCGGACATCTTGAGGGAGCATTATGCTCCCTTTTTTTATGGGCAGGATTCCTTGCCTTCACAAAAAAAACAGTCGGATATGCCGTCAAAAGGGGTGGGGAGGCACAAATAGGGTTGCATCTATATATAGACACACAAGGATAATAACTCACACAAATAAAAAACATATTTAACACATTTCTCTTTTTTGTGTTAATATCTGATGTAAACAGCGAGGTACCACATGGAAGAAGATATGATGGGTATGCAGGTTCAACCTGTAATGCAACCAGAACAACCAATGATGCAAGGGACTCCTGGCCCTCAAAATATGGCAGGTCAAATGCAATCAGAATTAGATTCAATCTCAGAATCTGATAGAGCAGAAGCAAAACAAGCCCTCATGCAAATTATACAAATTTTACAACAAATGGTATCTCAGGGTGCTTCAGAACAAGAAATACAGGCT